TGCATCAGCAGGCCGGCATTCTGCGACTCGGCGGTCACCGACCGCACCACCATGTTCGCGTAGCTGTCGAGCGCCCACTCGCGGCCCTTGCTGTCGCGGAAGGCCGTCAGGCCCTCGTCGGCGAGTCGCTGCCGCAACCCCTTCTGCGCCTGCCGTATCGTCTGGCCTGTGGTCGTTTTCTCCAACACCGCCTCGAGCTGCGCCGAGCGCCACTGATCGCGGATCCTGCGCCCGACGTAGGTGTGCGCGTCGTGCAGGTCGTCCAGGAGCGAATCGACCAGCACCCGGACAGCGTGCTGATGCACTTTGATCATCCCCGGCGCGATCTGGAATGCCTGTTTCCCGCGTATCGCCGCAAACGGCGCCAGTGCCTCGCGGACGCCCTCACCGTAGACCCGGGGTATGACCTCCCATGCCCACTGCTCGGCAGTCGCGTCCAGCTCGTTCAGGACCCCGCCCACGTCGCGCATGAGCGCCTCGTCGAATGCAGTGGATCGCCCCTTCGCTCGTCGCTCGGCAATCCGCTTCAAGATCTCGAGATATGCCCGTCGGTAGACCTCGATCAGCGCGTCGGCGGCCGCCATAGCATCAAACACTACACCTCACCCGCCCCGCCGGTTGCCTCTTCCTCGCCCCTGCCGAACAGGTTACCTAAATCGATTCTGGCCGGTGTCCGGGTGTCAGGAGGACCGGCCATAGCGCGATCGGTGTCTATCTCGGCGAGTTCGTCCTCAAGTTCCTTCCCTGTGAGCCTGTGCAGACGGCGCACTGCCGATCGGCGGCTAGAAACACCCGCCTCAACCCCCATGGCCTCCGTCTGGGTCTCCTCAAACGGATCATCCGGCAGCCCGTCGCGCCACTCAATACGGACTTCAGCAATATCGGACAGGCTGCGGCCGCGATCAGCCTCGAACCACAGCGCCGCTTTCAGGACGTTGCGTAACGCCGTGTCGAAGTATAGGCGCTTACGGTTAACCTTGGCGAGAGTGCGCAGGAGCCGGAATTTGAGCGCCCGCCCCGACTCCGCCTGGCCCGCCTCGCCCATGCCGAAGGCGTCCGGGCTGGTCTCAGTCACCAGAAATGCTAGTTGTATGAGCTTGTCGATCTGCTTGAACGCGGCGTCGAGCTGAGCGTCCCACACGAGATACCGCGGCAGGTTGCCGCCGATCTCCTGCGGAGCCTCGACTACGTCCAGACTGTCCCGCTCAATGTAGTAGCGTCGCGTGGAAGGGTCGAACTTCATCATCCCTGGCGGCAGCACTAACTTCGGGCTCTCGTGTTTGTCGAGCACCCTGCTCACGCGGCTGAGTCGGTTGTTCAGCTCGTCCACCAGCGTGTGGATATCGATGTAGTCCGAAACCCCCCGCCAGTCGTCGTCCAATCTCCAGTTCGGCACATACTCTACCAGGAGCCCCGGATACCCGGTTTCCTCCTCCTCATGCAGCTCTGCATATTCCGGCAGTGTAGCTAACTGCACCTGTTGCCGCAGTGTTCCGCGTTCGAGGAGCCACAGCTCGTTCCTGATCATGCCGGGGGTGTGGACCTCGCGCCGCAAGTAAACTCTGTCGTCGAGCTTGCGCTCCCAGGCGATAACAGCGCCAGCCAGCACGCGGACATCGTCAGCCGCGAACTCTGGGTAGAACAGCGCCGGGTTGACCGCGGAGATGATCGCCTCCGGTCGCTCGCTGTAGCTGTAGCGCGGCCCATAGCGGAGCTTGTACACCGCGTCGCCGCGTACGCTGGCGCCCAGGGCCATCTCGTAGTTCAGCGTGTGCATGCCGTTTGCGCGGGTGATGGCGTCCAGGGCGGCCTGCTCCGCCGAGCCCTCATCCCCCGCGACGAATCCCGGCTCCTCGCCGAACAACATGTCCGCGGAGACCAGGCTGACCAGCTTCGGGAAGTTCGCGACGATGTAGACGAGCGACTTGTCCGGCGTCTTGTCGAGCCACAATTGGACGCGCTGGAACACGTCGTCGTGCTTGCCCAGGAACAGTAGCCGGTATGTCGCATATGCCTCGATACGCTCCCGGTGTCCTTCCGGCGGCCACGGATCGCCCGCCTTGACATCAATGATCGACATCCACATCACCAACCTATCGGTTTGCCGGAGTAGCCCCGCGCTGTCGGGGTTGCCAGCTGTTCGTGTGCGCCGGACGCTGCGTCCACCTGGTCGTCGTGGGCGCCCGCCGGAAACGCCACCAGCTCGTCCAGGAGCTCCCCGATCCAGGCCCCGCGCAGAAGCTTCACGTTGCCTGCCTCTGCGGCCGCTGACAGCGGCGACGCCCTCAACAGCTTGGACCCGGTGGTCTTGACACCCCGGAACGCGAATCCCACGAGCACCTCTCTGGCGTAATGGTCAATCGTGTTGACGCCGGACGAGCCGGGCTCCTGCTCCATATAGATGGCAACGCCGCGGCCGTCTAGTTCTGCGGTCTGCCGGACCAGCGCCTCCACTCCCATCGGCGTGGCCCTGGCCCTGCGCACGTCCTCGATGTAGAACACCCCGGTCCTCTCGGCCATGCGGAGGCCGACCGTCCAGTCTGGATCCTTGCCTGGCTTGGCCTCCGTGGCCGCCAGGTCCCAGTATCGCACGGACCTCGCGTCATACGGCACGGCCTGCACGATCTCGAACCATTCCCTCTTGAACATGTTGCCGGCCGGCTGCACCGACCAGTCGCCGTAGCGCAGCTGCCGCCTGGTCACTGGATCCAGTTTGGCGAGGCTCTCCTCGTATTCGGCAATGTCTAGGTGGGGGTTGTCCTCCAGCCGGGCGGACACAAAAGGCCTTCCGTGCTGTTCGCCCTCATCGATGAATCGGCGCTTGACCCACTCATGGCCTATGCCGCCGGGGTTGGATGCCGCGCGCATGCGAAGCGGCACGTCGACTCCCGCCAGCCTGCGCAGGCGGGAGAAGAGATAGCGGTACTGGGTCTCCGTGAACTGGGTGAGCTCATCGAACCCGATGAACTGAAATTCCGCGCTCTGATAGCGGTATTTGTCGTTCTCCGATTCGAGGTAGCCGAAGGTGACCGTCGCCCCGCTGGGAAACGTCCACGTCTTTTCCTTCTCGCTCCACTTGGCGGCAGTTCCCTGCAGCCACTCGGCGGCCCTATCCATGAGTGCGCCGGGCAACGCCAGGTCGGCATACGTGCGCCTCAGAAGCAGCGCAGCGTAACCCGGCACGTCCGCGTATTGCAGCGCGCCCATGAGCAGGCAATCCGACTTCCCAGACCCGGCCGCGCCGCCGTAGAGCGCCTCACGCTCGGGACGCATGAGGAAGCGCGCCTGCTTGAGAGTCGGTTTATGGGGTATCCATCGGTTCTGGAGCACCGTCCCAATCAGCGTCCCCATCAGCAGCTGCTTCCTCTGCAATCTGTTCATACATCTTGGCGTATTCTCGGATACGGGCGAAGAGGTCGACTGCGCCACTGTGTTCCACCTCCGCCCTGACAGCCCCACCGCCGGGCCCGGAGATCTCCTGCTGGACCTTGTCCTTACGGCCCCATCGGTCGGGGAACCTCCGTTCCAGGAAGTCCCTAATAGCTCGGTAGTCTTCCGGCATGTGTTTCTGCCATTGCGCCACCATGCGCACCTCAGCGTTGGACTCCGCTCGCGTGATGGCCTCAAAGAAATCAAAGAACTTACCGGTTTTCGCCTTCTCGCCCCTCAGCATCCAATTCCGAAACGTAGCATAGGTGATGCCAGCATAGCCGCAGGCGGCCTCATAGTAGTTGCCGGCTTCAATCGCCTGCACAAGCCGATCTTGCACAGGCTTTGTGAGTTTGCTGGGTCTACCCATATGTCTTCACCCCTGTATACCTGGCGTGACGGATCAGGTTCTCTCGACCGGGGTGTTCCCCAGCGTGACACTCCGGGCATAGCGTAACACCGTTACCCACATCGAACCGGGCCGGCACGTTGCTCGCCCACGGCTCGACGTGATGCGCCTGCAAGGCCCCGCGCTTGCCGCATCTTGTGCATCGATACCCGTCGCGACTGAAGACAGCGTTTCTCCATTCGACCGCTTTTGGGCTCCCACGACCATCGCGTTCATCCCACGGGCGAAAACTACTGCCGGATTCCGTAACAACTATTGAACCCTCGCCATTTAGCCATGCAGCCGCTTCATTGTCGCCGTTGGCGGCAGCCCGCAGGATTATTCCCAGCATGGCGAGCTCTACCGCACTGCCAACTCGTCTGAATCCTGCTATTCGCATCTTTGCTTTGTCCGTCAGTTTGCCCGGCCTACCGGCTGCCATGCGTGTCACCTCACCAGTTCAGCCTTCTTGCCCGTTAGCTGCTCCCAGCGCTGGACTGCCAGATCGCAGTAAGCCGGACTCAGCTCCATACCGTAGCTCACGCGGCCTAGTTCCTCGGCAACTAGCAGCGTTGTGCCCGACCCCATGAACGGGTCAACCACAGCGCCACCCTGCGCACTGGCTCTTTCCATGAGCCATTTCCAGAAGCCCAGCGGTTTGGGGCATGGGTGAATACATTTCTCGGCAGACTCTGTATGAACCAATGCGTCCGGATAGCTGCCCTGCCCATTTTCTAACCTGGGATCCTTGCCGTAACACAAGATCGGCTGCCAACAACAAAATCCCCACGGCCCGCATCCAACACCGGCAGGCGTGAACCACGCCATCGTCCACACCGGAACGGGCCACATCCGATGATTCATATTGCCCGGCGTCACAACGGTCCTCTTGACCTTCGGCATGTACAACGGCATGAACCCGTCGATAATGCGGCGCAGGTTTTCTTTGGTGTCGCTGTGTATGTCATAGTCGTGTTTCTCTGTTGCGGAATCGCCCAACCCATACGGCGGGTCGGTAATCATCAAGTCGAACTTCATGTTGCCTACGAGCTTACGCACGTCATCGGCTGAAGTTGAATCGCCACACATGAGCCGATGTTTGCCTAGCTGCCACACATCGCCGGTCTTTGCCACAGGGTCGGCTGGCAGTTCCGGTATCGGCATGTCCTCGGCGTTCTTCGGGCCCGGCGTGTAGTCCATCAGCTTCGCCAGCTCGACATCGTCAAAGCCCGTAAGCGTCAAATCAAACGCGCCCGTATCCAGCTCTGTCAGCATGTCGGCCAGCGGCGCGAAGTCCCACTCCGATTCATCCTGCAGGCGGTTGTCAGCGACGTTATATGCCTTGGCAGTCACGTCGTCCATATCCAGCCACACCACCGGGACCTCGGTCAGGCCAGCTGCCTGCGCCGCTTTAAGCCGCTGGTGCCCTGCAATTATCATATTGGTGCCTTGCTGCACCAATATGGGGTTTAGGAATCCGAACTTCTCCACACTCCGTCTGAGTTTCTCTAGCCCTCTCTCACTCATCTTTCGGGGATTGCCCTGGTAAGGTCGGAGCGCCTCAGTCGGTACGTATTCAATCCGTAGCCTGTCTTCGACTGCTGCCATCTGTGCCTCACCTCCATCTCTGCAATATCGGGGCCTGGGCGGGGTGGGCAGGAGGCGACCCGCCCCGGCGGCTCTTGTTACGCCCCGTTGCCGCACGATAACAGAAAAGCGGCCCGCTCCCGCGAGACCGCCTCGCTATCAACGTATCACAGATTTCTCGCTACGACTCGTATGATTTTCGTAGTCATAAAATGCCAATCCCTTCAGCGATCTTGCGGACCAGGCGTT